ACGTTCGCCGCTGATAAGGGCATCGCCTACACCGCGGGTACCGGCGCCGCTGATTTCAGCAACGGCACTGGAATTTTCAAAACGTCCACCGGCGCCGTGACGATCGGCCCGGGCGCGATCGGCGTCTCCGGCGACGTGACTGTCGCCGCAAACAAGAACCTGAGTTGTGCGGCTGGCACCACGGCCGTGGATCTGTCGGTCGGCACTGGGACGTTCAAGACTCCGACTGGCGCGGCGACGTTGAACGGCACTACGACTGTCGCGTCTGGGAAGTTCCTCGGCGTGACTGATGGCGGGTCGGCAACGGTGGGAGCCGGCGTCGGCTCGATCAAAATGTCGAGCGCCACGGCTGGCCCGACGGACAACTCGAAGTGGATTCCGATCCAGTACGCCGGCGTGACGTACTACGTTCCGGCCTGGGCCACGCACGCGCCCTAGCGCGTTCTGCGGGGCTTTCTTGCCCAAAGGGCTATTCCGACGCCTTTGGGCAGGAAAAGCCCGCCAGATTGAAAACTATCTAGTTGTAATCGGCCGTTTTTGGGGTGGCTCGGGTCGAAACGGCAAGGAATCGCCCTACCGGGCATGTAGAAAACCGGGTGAGCCAATGAGCGTCGTAACCCTGGCCGTCGCGAAAGCCTACCTGGGCATCAGCCACACGGCCCAGGATTCCACGATCCAGATCCTCCTCGATGCCGCCGAAAACTGGCTGGAAACCACCTTCGGGATTGCGCTCGCCAGCGCCGAACGCGAGGAACTGTTGGACGGCGGCGGAAAGTACCTGTGGCCCACATACCGCCCGATCACCGAGATTGATACGGTCGAAGACACCTGGGACAGCGACGCCGAATACGATTGCCTGCTCGTCGGCGACGGCCGCATTCAGCGCGCGGACAGCAACGGCCTGGCGCTCGCAAATTACGCGTGGGCTGCCGGCGACAAACGCTGGCGCGCAACCTACACCGCCGGCCATGCGTTGATGCCCGCCGCACTCAAGCTCGCAGTGCTCAAGTTCGTCGCGAAGTCCTACCAAGCCCGCGCGGGTGAGAGTTCCAACAACGCCGCCGGCGTCGCCGCAGCCTTCCCCTCGTTGATGGATTCTGAAATCCACGAAATGATCAAACCGTTCTCGCGCCACAGGAGCGTCATCGCGTGATTCCGTTCAGCGATCCACTGACGCGCTATCGCCCAACGCCGGCGCAAGACGGCCAGGGCGGCTGGACTGAGACCCTCGGCACCGGAACGACGATCTACGCCGCGCTGAAGTTCCACGAAAACACAACGACCGCAACGGTGGATGCGTTTGAGGACATTGCTCCCGGCGACATCGTCGCGACCGCGGACGCCGCGCAGTATCGCGTCTCTGTGGTAACGCAGACGCCGGGCGCGCGCTGGAAAACTCTCCAACTGGAACGCAGGCAGAGACCCGTTTCTCCATGAAAGGAAACACGATGGCTCCCGCAGACGTGCTCAACGGCAACACGAAATTCGTCACCGGCAAGGTGAAATGGTTCGACGAAAAGAAAGGCTTCGGTTTCATCGCGCCAGACGACGGCGGCAAGGATTGCTTCGTGCACTACAGCGCGATCCAAATGGACGGCTACCGCACGCTGGCCGAAGGCGAGGCCGTGCAGTTCGAAGTCGTGCCGGATCCGAAAGGCCCGAAGGCGGAGAAAGTTTCCGTACTGAGGTAGTCGATGAGCTTGCGCGCGCGGTTGTGGCAGCGGCAGTTCTGCACCGCCTGCAACCGCACGACTGAGCAGATCCGCAAGAATCTTGACGCGCCCTGGGAATGTACCTGGTGCGGTGCCGTTCTGCCGCACGTATCTAATCCTATTGTGAAAGACGCGAGGAATGACGGTGTTCGAACTGCGACTGAAAACGTGGCTGAATAAAGATGAGGTGCTGCGTCGCGTGAAAAACGCGAGCCAGCCGCGCGTGCTGAAATGCGGCCTGCTCGTGGAAGCCGAAGCGAAGCGCTCGCTCTCGAAAGGATCGTCCGTCTCCATTCCCGGCCGCGATGAAAAGGGCCTGTTCACGAAAGGCATGAAGGTCTATACGCCGTCGCCGCGCGGCCAGCCGCCACACATGCGCACGGGCAACTTGCGCGCGAGCATCACGACTGCGCAGAGCGGCCCGCAGTCCTGCGTTGTCGGCCCGACAACCACGGCCTGGTACGGTCGCGTTCACGAATTTGGCGCGCTGATCAAAGTCACTTCTCGCATGCGCGGCTTCCTCTTCCACGAGTTCGGCTGGCACGTGATGAAGGATACGATCTTCATTCCGCCGCGGCCGTTTATGAAGCCGGCGCTCGATCGCTGCCTGCTAAAGTTCCCCGAGCTCTTCCGGGATCTGCCGCTGGGAGGTGTCGCGTGATTGCCGACGCCCTCTTCGCGCTGCTGACTTCTGAAGCCGCCGCTGCGATCGTCGCGAAGCTCGCGACGTTTGGGGGCGCGCCCGCGATTTTCACTGGCGGCCTGCCGGATGACTGCCCGTTGCCGGCGATCGTCATTACCGACGCCGGCGGTTCGCCAGGCGGCGACGGTGAGACGCGCGACAAGGCTGGCTGCGTCTGCAACGCGAACATCCAGGTCTTCGGCGATAAGAGTTATTCGACCAAGGCCCTGCGCGACATCGCGCGCCTGGTCTGGACGCTGGTGCATCGCAACGATCTCGCGGCGCAACTGGCCGCAGTCAATTGGGTGAACGCGGGCGGCGTTTATGCGAATCCGCCGGCCAGCACACGAGACGATCTCGGATTTCCCGGCTACATGATCCAGGTGAAGGCGACTCTGCGCGCCGCATAGGAGACTACCGATGGCGACGACTCCGAAAAAAGGTCTGGAATGCGTGCTGAAGGTTGGTGCCGCGACGGCGGGCAAGGCGCGCGACGTTGAACTCTCCGCAAGTGGCAATCCGGTGGACATTACCTGCCGCGACAGCGCGGGCTGGAAAGAGTTCCTGATGGGCCTGAAAGAATGGGAAGTCTCCGTCGACCAGGTCTGGGTTGCGGACGATACCGCCCTGGCCGCGCTGCGCGCCGCGTTCATTGGCGGCACGAGCGTCGCGATTGAAGTGCGCGATGCTGCCGCGGGGAACGGTTTCACCGGCACGGCGTTCATCAGCAGCATGAAACTGGGCCAGCCCTTGGATGGCGGCGTGATGCTGCCAATGACGTTGAAGGGCACGGGCGCGTTGGCGCCGGTCTAAACGGAGCGGGCATAACGGAGCGAACACATGGCGAAGTCACCAAAGAAGGGCTACACCTGCGTGCTCACCGTCGATGCGGCAGCCGGCGGGCCTGACCCGAGCACCGTGGGGAAGGCGCGCGATGTGGAACTCTCCGCGAGTGGCAATACCGTCGATATTTCCTCGCGCGGCGGCGCCGGCTGGAAGGAATTCCTCGCCGGCATCAAAGAGTATGAGGTGTCGTGCGATCAACTCTGGGTTGCGGACGACGCCGCACTCGTTTTGCTGCGGGATGCATTCCTCAACGGCACAACGCTGTTGATCACTCTGCTCGATTCAAACGGCGACGGCTTCAGCGGGACGGTTGTCGTGAGCTCGATGAAGAAAGCGCAGCCGCTCGATGGCGGCGTGATGCTGCCTGTCACGCTGAAAGGCACCGGCACATTGACGGCGGTGACCGTCTAGGACTTTGCGCGCGCCGGCGCGGTGGATGTCGGCCTCCTCCTTCACCCGCCCGCCGGCTGCGCGCAACTATAAGGAGGAGGCAAATGCCTAACCAGTTCAAAGACGCGCTCGGCAACGTGCATACGCTGCGCGTTACCTGCCTGACGCAGTTCCGCGTGGAGAGGGACCTCAACCTATCATTTGCGAATCTGCCCGATCGCCTGAAGGCCGAGAAGCGCACAACCGATTTCCTGATGCTCGCCTATCACGCGCTGGATGGGGAGAAGATTTCGTTCGAGGACTTCGCGGCCGGCATCCAGCACGTCGATCAACAGATGGCGATGGCGGAGGCCGCGGGGGCAGCGCTCGCGGATTTTTTCCAGAGCGAGAAGCTGGCGAAGCCGATGCCGGCGGCGGCGGCGAGCCCTGGACCTGGCGCGCCATCCACGAAATAGCCGCGCGGGCGAACGTGGAGAACATCTGGCCGTTTTCGTTGCGGGAACTCCTATGGCGAGCCAATGCATTAAAGGAGGACGCGTGGAACCGAGTGGCGTGGATCTGCCTGCATGTCGCCAGGCCGCACATGAAAGACCCGCCGAGCGTGCCATTCCATCCGAAGTACGCCGGCCAGGAGACGAGCTCGCTGTCTGACTTTGAAAAACTGCGCGAGGAAAAGGTGCTACCAGTGCAGTTGACCGAAGCTGAGAAGGAAGCGCGCTGGCAAGCGCACTTGAAACGCGAGCGGGAGCGCGACTATGAGCGCAAGTGACATCAAGGCCGGCGGCGCATACGTCGAGATCGGCGGACGCCTCGACAAGCTCGATGCCGCATTGTCAGCCGCTTCAAGCAAGGTTAAAGCTTGGGGCGAAGGCCTGACTTCTATCGGCACGAAGCTATCTGTCATCGGCGCAGGGATGCTCGCGCCGATCGTTGCCAGCGCAAAGGCATTCGCGGACTACGGCGAGCAAATCGGCAAGCTCGCCAGCAAGACCGGCATGTCCAGCGAAATGCTTTCAGGCCTGGCTTACGCCGCCGAGTCCAGCGAAATCGCCGTCGGCAGCGTGGCGGCCGGCGTGAAGGGAATGCAGCGCGCGATCGCCGGCGGATCGAAGGAGACCAACGAGGCGTTCGCGAAACTCGGCACGTCGGCCGCAGCGCTGAAAAACCTTTCGCCGGATGAACAGTTCTCGCGCTTGGCCGATGCTCTGGCCGGCGTCGCTGATCCCGCGCAAAAGGCCGCGATCGCGCAGCAAGTCTTCGGGCGCGCGGGCGTGGAACTACTGCCGATCATCGAAGGCGGCTCCGCCGAACTCGCCCGGATGCGCCGCGAGGCTGGCACGCTCGGGCTATCGCTTGGAAAGGATGCGACCGGACGCGCGTTGGAATTGGATCAGGGCTTGGATCGGCTGAAGGGCGGGCTGAAGGGCGTAACGCTCGCCATCGGCAACGCGCTCTCCGGCGGAATCACGCCGCTGATTTACCGCACGCTCGATTGCGTGGTTGCGTTCCGAATGTGGATCGACGCGAATCCGCAGATCGTCCAGTCGTTCGCAAAGATTGCCGTGACAGTCGCCGCTGCTGGCGCCGCTTTCGTAATGATTGGAACCACGATCGCCGCGCTCATGTCGCCGGCGCTGATGACGGCCGCGGCCATCGTCGGCATCGGCGCCGCTGCACTGGCGATCACAGACACGCTCGGCGTCACGGCCGCTGGCTTCGGAGAACTGTTTGACTCCATTCGCCTGGGCGGCACGGGGCTCGGAACCTGGCTCGCGAACATCTTTAGAGGAATCGAAATCGCGTGGAACACAGTGACCGCGAACATGGCGATCTATTGGGACGTGGGAGCGACCGGCATCCGCGCCATTTGGAGCGGGCTGGCCGGCGCGATCGCGCTAGTGCTCGGCAACATCGTCGAGAGTTTCTGGGTAATGGGGCACACGTGGGACAACGTTATCAATACCATGATCGACACCTATAACGCGATCGTCTCGAAAGTTGGCGGCTCTCCCATTGAATTTCGCGCCAACGTCGGCGGCACCATGAAGGAGATGGGGCAGTCGATCAAGGGTTGGGGCGGCGGCATGATCGATCAGACCGTTGCTGATGTGAACGGTCTGCCAAAACGGATTGAGAATCGCCTTTTTGACCGTGACACCGCGAACGCAAAACTCGAACGCGATATGGGGAAGAGTTTCGGCGCGGACTTCGAGAGCGGCAAGAACGCTCCCGCGTGGGGCATCGACACTGGGCGCGCAAAAGACGCTCTCGAACAAATCGGCGGCAACATCTGGGACTCGATCAAAGGCGCGGCCGAAGGCGCTCTCGGAAAGTTCGAGATCCCGAAAGTGAATTGGGAGGCGCCCGGCGCAAAAGCAGCCGGCGGCGCCGATGTCGCCTGGACGCAGCCGAAGTTCTCCTCAGTCGGCACGTTCAGCGGCGTTGCCGGCGCGCAACTGGGAGCCAGCGGCATCTTCAATCAGCAATTGCGAGCGCTCGAAAGCATCGACCGAAAAATGAGCGGCATTGAGCGCAACACGGCCGAAGCCGGAGGGCTGGCCTAAATGGCGCTCACGATCATTGAATCGGTCCAGTCGCGCAAACAGAAAGAAAGCCGCCGCGAAGGGCTGCTCGAAACCACGCTCGAAACGATCTGGACGATTCAGGGCAGCGACGATCCGGGATCTGCGGCCGTCAAGGCGCTCGGGCCACAGCCGCTCGAAGTCTACGGCGACGGTTCGTTGAACCTCGTTGTGATCTCGCGCGACTGGGAGGTCATCCCGCTTGGCAGTAGCGACGGCGCGATCCGGTTGACCGCCACTTACGGCCCGCCGGAGCGCGCCAGCGATCCGAACGATCAGTCCGCTGAAGAGCCTGAGTACGAGCTCGACATGATGGCGGAAACGGAGCACGTCGAGAAGGCGCTCGAACAGAGCCACTACCCTTCCACTGAAAATGACTGCGGCCTGGTCATCGGCGTCAATGGCGACAAGGTTGACGGCGTCGACATCTACGTTCCGAAGGGGACCTATAGGCAAACGAAATTCGTCAACAGATTGTCCGCCGCGTACATCAACGCGATCAAGGCCGCCCGCGCTCATGTGAACGGCGCCACCTGGCGCGGCTGGGAGGCGAATACAGTCCTGTTCCTCGGCGCCAAGGCCAGCCGCCGCGGCCGGCATGGAATTTGGAAACTGCAATTTGAGTTCGCGCTGTCAGACAACACGAATCAGTCGATCGTTACCGGCCCGCCAGAAACGCCAGTAACGCAGCCGCCATTCGTGAAACCCGGCTGGCACTACATGTGGATGTCGCGCGCGGAGAATACCGACGCCGGTGGCACGAAGGTCCAGAGCTGGATCAGGGGCGCGCATGTCGCGCGCGTATACCCCACCGCAGATTTTGCGACGTTGGGACTCGGAACGGCGGCGCTCTAAAATGGACACCAAACGCAGCGGCGAACGGCTGTCGGCCGATGAGGCGAACGAGCTAGCGCGCGCCGGCAGAAATCTGGCCGGCATGACTGGCCGCGGCGTTAAGGTTGCATCGTCGTCCAGCGGGGTCTCGCTCGGTTTGACGCCGCGCGGGCAACGCCTGGTAGAAGGCGCGATCGCGATCCGCGCGCGCAATATCAGTGGCGCGGCGATGAAGATTTACCAGCCCGTCACGCTCGCCGGCCATTTCTACGGTGACACGGAACTGCAAAGTCAGCGCGTCCTGCAGGCCGACATCTTCATCGCTGGCGATGAAAGCTGGTTTGGCGTCTGCGCGGACCCGATCCCAGTCAACGGCGTCGGGCGCGTCTACGTCTGCGGCGTGTGCCTGTGCTGGGTGAAAAATCCAAGCAACCTTGACCGCGCGGAAATCGAAGTCGGATCCGCGTACCTGATCGGCAGCAGCACCGGCAGCGCGCAGATCATCTGGCCGCTCGCTCCAGGCGACTGGGGCGCCTCCGCGCGCCTGGCGCTGATCCGCTTCCCCGTTCCCGTTGGCGGCGGCGGAAACGTCACCGTCAAATATGCAACGACGGCTGCGCTCACTCCGAGCGGCGCGACAGAGACGACGCTGACTTTCGCGGCTCCTCCCTCCGTCGATGGCAGCACGCCGGCAGTCGGGGAATCCGTGCTCGTCAAAAATCAGACGGGCACAGGAACCTACGGCACGAAACGCAACGGCGCCTATACGGTCGGGGCCGGCAACGTTTGGACGCGCGAAGGGACACTGACACCTGGCATGCTGGTCAGTATTCGCCAGGGCACGCGCAATAGCGGTGGCGTATATGTGCTGAAAACTGAGTCGCCGATCACGCTCGGAACAACTGCCATCACGTTCGCGAACCGCGCCTGGAACGAACACATGAGCGTCAAGGCCGCGGCGACGACAAAGGCGACGCCGGCAGATGGAATCACGATCAGTGCCGGCGAGCGCCTACTCGTCGTCTCCGGCGCCGACGTGGGTGGTTGGGAGTACGACGGCGCGAACTGGACGTATCTCGATAAGCCGATCACATGCGACGTACAGCAGGGCGCCACTTACGGCCTGCTCACGGTGTTCCTGAACGCCGCGGGCACGGCCTATGTCGGTGGGAACGCGGTCTATGGCTGATCCAACCTGGTCTCCGCGGGTCGGGGCTTCCGGCGACGATCGCTTCAACGTGCCGGAATCCACCTATCTCGATGGCACGAAGGCGAGCGGGCCGGGAACTAAGATTCTCGCCTACCCGACGACCTCGACGGGTCACTTGACGCAGGTCGTCACGGAAATCATCGCCCGGTTTACGGCATATAATAGTGGTCGCGGCGCCAGCTATCCGACGTTCCCCGGCGGCGGACCGGGGACGACGAACAGAATTCTCGCCAACAAGTGGTTGACCGCGCGCGACCAGGTGGACTTGATTCGCAGCCTGGAAGATCGCGCGGCCTATGGCTGGTCTGCCGATTGGCCGGCGGTTGGAGCGCCGACGCGCATTCTCGGCAAATACGTGGCTCAACTGCGGCAGGGGTTAAGCCGCGCGCGGGGAACGCTCACGCCGGCGGCGAGCAAACAATATTACCGCACGGACAATCCATACGGCACTTTGCTGAGCGAGAGCTATTCGCCCGACTTCAATTACCGCATCGGCAAAACTTGGCGCTTTATGCATGACTACTCGAAGCGCTATCGGCAGATCCGCAAGTACACCGGCCTGCTCGGCTACGACCTGTCTTTGAGCGCCAAGTTGTTGCTGAAAATCGCGAGCACGGCTGTCGACCTGGAAACCTTCACACTCGAATGCTACCTCGTCGACGGTGACACCGATTTCTACAACTTCGATAATTTGCTCGGTTCAATAACCAGCGGCGGCATCGTCCAGGACGGCAATTACTTCAAAAACGAACTGAATCTGTCGGGCCTGCCCGATGATCAGGACACGGTCTATCTCCTGCTCGTGACGAACCATGATCGTCTCGACGACGGCCTCGATCCAAACGACTATGACGCATCGTCGATGGTAGGCGAGGAGAACATAGAGGCCACGTTGGCCTGCAATCTGTGGCTGGTGCCGAACGACGCCTGACGAGCGCGCGCGGGTTCCGTATCTACGGGAGTAGCATGTTGATCGAAGACGCAACGGTTGAACTGCTTACCACTCGCAAGGCGCGCGTGTCCTGGACTGGCACGGCCGCGCTCGTCGCCTGGGCGTTCGTCAACGGCCTGCTCAAGGAAGGCCCGGTGTCGTTCGACGGCACCGATCGGTATCTCGACTTGGACATCAGCGATCCTTTCCGCATCGAAATCCACGAATGCGCCGAAGGCGAGGCGCCCGAGGCGCTGTCGCCGAGACTGCCACAGCGGCCGATCCTGGCCTGGTCTCCGCGCGCGAACGCGACGAAATACTACGCCTATCGCAAAGCGTATCTGGCGGCAGCCGAGGCGATCCTCGGCATTGTGGCGCATGACGAGAGCGGGCATTTCGAGTTTCAGGGCAGCGCGGATCTGCGCCAGGACGGCGGGATTTGGAATTGGTTTCGGATCGAGGCGCTCAGCGCGCGCGGCAAAGAGACTGTGCGCGCGGCCTGGCCGCATTTAGTGCGTGGCCTGCCGGCGAAGCCCGCGAGCTGCGCGATCGCGGGAGCCGCGGGCATGTTCACGTTGACGTTGGGGCTGTAGTGGTAGGGCCGGCGTCCCTGCCGGCCAGGCAATGACGGATTGACCGGCACGGAGGCCGGTCCCACCGGAGACGGGAATGAGTCAGATCAGCGACTTGGTACTGCGGTTCCTCCACAGAAAACTCGGCGCGAGCAAGGGCACGCCCACGGTCTACACCGCCAGCGCCGGGACTCTCAACACGGCCGTCTGCGCGGCGCTCACCGAGGCCAACGACTACTGGAACGGCGCGCTGCTGCGTTGGGACACCGGCGGCAACGCGGGTCTGTGGAGCAGCGTCAAGGATTTCACCGCGGCCAGCGACACGCTCACATTTGATGAGGACCTCCCCGTCGCCGTCGTCAACACTGATACCTTCACGCTTCTGCACGGCGGCAAGTACGCTTCGGACCAACGCATTCCGGGCCTGACTGCCGGCGCGCCAGTGAACGTCACGGGCTTCACTATCTTCTACATCGCGATGTTTTCGGGCGCAGGCACGGGCGTGCTCAAGTTCAAGCACAACGGCGGTGCGGGCCAGGGCCTATGCTGGACACCGCCAGGCGACGCCGAAGGTCTCGAAGTCGATATCTCGGGCATGGCGCTGAATGAAACGGAGATGATTCCTGGCGACACGCCGGACATGTTCATCGTGGTTAAGCGCACGGCCGCGGCGCTGCCTGGCGCGGATGTTCAGGACGATATCGTCTGCACGGTTCCCGACGGCAGTTTCCTCGCGGTAGTCGATGGCGATGAAGCCGACGCCGGCATCGCGTTCTATCGGCCGGTCGGCGTCGAGAACACTGCGGCCAGCACGATCTACAACGTCAAGGCTTTCTGCCCGGCGCCCTGGGCCGCGGCC